TAGCGTCTCTCACGTTTTGTGATGTAGCCCCTGTATTAATAGCTTTTGCTATTGCTGGCTGCATTTCAGCAAAAGTTTTTCCTTCTGCTGCTAACGCAGTAACCTCAGATAGAGCACTCGAAGCCGCTTGTTGTCTTTCTAAAGCAGCTAAGTCTCCTGCTTGAGAAGCCGCAGTAGCTCCTACGGTTGGAGCGTAGCCACCATACTGAGAAACAGCAGATTGAAGTTTGGCTCTATCTCCTGAAGCCATCGCACCTAATAGTGCTTGTTGAGCCTCTTGTTTTTGCTCTAGCTGTCTGGTCTCCCTAATGTTAGCAGGAATCTCAGACAACCTTTGGCCTACATTAGCAATCGCCTGTCCAGTGAGCATACCGTATTGAGGGTTAGCTAAAGCCCCTATTACTTGTTGTGAAAAACGTGGCATTAGTTATCTCCTTTAATTACAAACTGCTCAACCAGTCAAACAGCCCTTCTACACCAGTTGCTGCTATGTTTCCTAGTCCCTGAACAACGCCCGGTATTACTCCACCGACCAAGTTCGCCTGTCCTAGCTGTGCCGCCAAGTAAGCATCCAAAGCAGACATACCTGTCTCTCCGTAGAGACCAGCGCCCTGACGACGAGCAACGTCTGCGATAGACACAAACGGAGCAGCCGCTGACAACATTCCCAACGCTTGTTGCTCTGGCAGATAAGAAGCGCCTAGAGCGCCTAATCCTAACTGCTGTTGCATCTGCTGTAGTCCCATTCCTGTCCCCGCCATTTTAGACATGAGGCCAGCGTACTGAGAGCCTAGCGCCGCTTGTTGTGCTTGTTCTGCCTGAGCCTGTTGTATTGACATCAGTGCTGCTTGGTTTTGTGCTTCAGTTTGTGCTTTTGATAGCGCAAGTTGTTCAGGCGTTCCTCCAAATTGAGCAGTCTGAACCCCTAGTCTTCCTTGAGACGCTAGACGCTCTTCTAAAGCCAAGCGTTGCCTCTGCTCTTCAGGACTCTGTAACGCCCTGATTTTGTCGTACATCATTGACTCTCTAGCGCCTGTAGGCAAGCTAGACTGGGCCATAAACTGAGCACCTAAGCCTCCAGCTAGTCCCTGTAGTTGGCTCATTTGACCCAAACCGGGAACACCTTGAGTCAGATAATAGTTTGCTTGCTGACGTAAGGCTTCCTGTTGCGCTAGGGCAGCAGGAGACAAGCCTATGTTGAAGCCCCCTTCTGGAGTAGCCATGACTTGTCCCGATCCGCTCGTTACCGTAAACGGACGGAACGCAGTCATTCCGGGAAGTTGTGACGCTAGCTGACCTGCAGCAGTCATCGCTTGTTGACCTGTGGTTTCTATGCCTTTGTAGAGGTCACCTAAATCTACATCTGAACCAAAGATGTCTTTCATAAGACTAGAAATAATGTTCATAATGTTTTACCCATCAATGCTAATACGTTAATTTCTTGAATTGAAACTTCAGATCCGTTCATCTCAGTTTCTATGCCTACGGTAATAATAGATCCACCGCTAGTTGCGTTAATAGACTTTCTAGTAATAGACGTACCACCAGAAAACTCAGCGATGTTAAACTCTGCGTCTTGGTTGTAAAACGCTATAGAGCTAGTGTCACCACCTAGCGCAAACGAAGCTGACTTATAGTTTTCGTCTAAGTCATATGACCACTTAACGAATACCGTTTCTGTACCACCGCCTACTATTGTTGGTCGTATCTTCTTTAGAAACTTTGTTTTAGACGGATCACCAAAAGTTAAACCGGGACTCACATACTTAAACCGATAAGACTCTCCTTCGTCTAAGTAAGTGTCGTACTCACCTATACCTGACGTTGTTCCTGTGTACAGGGTTCCGTCTGTAGGTTTACGCTCCCATGCTTCAAACTTTGACCCGGGCCAAACAGTAGCCCTAAAAGATCCGTTTTCTAACCTACCTCGTAGGTCAAAACACAGCGTCGTGTTCTCAGCAGGAAACGTAATTAAATAAAACGAGTTTTCTGGACTGTACACAGACGCAGTAGGCGCAGCCCTGTTAGCAATTAACAAAGTCAACTGACTCTGTATGTTTCTGCTCAAGTCAGAAATGGGCAAAGACTTTTCTTGTATTGCTCGTCCTAAACTACGCAGTCCGTTTTCTGACATAAACAAAACGTCAGTGCCTATGTACTGCACAGAGTTTCTACAAATACAGCCTAGTCCTGCAACAGTATCCGTAAGGGCCATAGTTGCTGGAGAGTTAGCACCGCCGTAAACAAGAATGCTGTGTCTACCAAAGATAATCAACGAGTTGTTGTGCGCTGCTAATGCGCGTACTTCATCGAACCCGTCAGGCCACGCTTTCTCTACGTTAATAGAACCGCTAGAACCACCTGTCCAGTCTGAGCCTATCAGCAAGTCAGACCAGTAAATGGTGTTGTTATCAGTAGCAGTGCCTACGCACCACAGCCTACCAAAAGCTGCCAGCGCCTCGTGACAGTACTGAGCAGAAGACACGGACGCACCAGCAACAGAAGACATCTTTGTAACCGCACCGAGTGCGTTGGTGTAAACAAGAGGTTCGTAACCACGCTGGAAGAAATAAGCACCCTCGTTAAAGTTTACGATCTTCCAGTTGTTGTCAGTAATAGAGTACGCTGCAGGAGTCTCATCAGCAAGTGTTCCTATGCCTGACAGTATCTTGTTGTTGCCTGTGCTAAATAGTTTGTTGTTACCAGCAGAGTCGTAGAAATAATGAATGCTGTGGATGCGGTCTGAGCCTAACTCCGTGGCGTCAGTCGTTAATACGTTGATTCCTTTACGCGCACCGAGACGTCCACGTTTGTCGATGATTGCGTTGTCAGCAATTTCAGCAAACGAAGGATCTTGAGCCAGCGGGGAGTCTTCTGTGTTAACTCCCTTAAACGCTGGTGCTACTAGATTAATGCTTTGTAGTGGCTGAGACATTACGGTGTATACCAAACAGTTTGATCGGGAACCTTCTGTGCATCCAACGCAACAGCGTCAGACAGATACTTGTCAGCTATAGCAAAGTATTCTGGTGTTGACGTACCTCCTGTTTCTCCACGTTCTCGTGCCAGCATAGCAATCGCCAAGTGAATAACAGGAGCAGAAGGAATTACGAGGTTGTCTGTGTTGTTTACAAGATCATCGTTACGAATAACAGCGTTAATCCTAATAGAGTAGACAGCATCAGGCTTAGGGTAAACACTGATCTGAGTGTCGCCGTTGCTGTCGAGACTGTCGTAAGTATAATACTGGGGAGATCCTTCGGCTGGAGTATTAATAAAGTACTGCTCTTCAAACCACGATTGCGGTCTGTACTCCATAAAAATGTTGTCAGTGTCGTTTACAACAGTGAGGTCTTTGTAGGTATCTTTGCTGTCTGTAATAGCGTACACATAGGTTCCGTCAACGGTAGATATTGTTTTTACTGTTCTAAGAGCAGACCAGTCCCATGTGTTTTCTACTAATTTCTTTGCATCGTTAACAAAGTCACCAACCATTTTGCTGTAGGTGGTTTCAGAAACATTAGATACTTCGTCTTCTCGCATACGACGCAGTACGTTGTTAACTAAATCTAAGTATGTCATTTTATGTATTCCGAAAATAGATTAGACACGATAGGAGAACCAAATCTAGTGGGGTCGTAAGTATTTACTTGTACTGGCGAAAGTAGCTGTACTTGTTGTGCCATAGCACCTGCTGTTAGAGGGGAAAAGCGAGCAGCCTCTTCTCCAAACGGTCTGTTAAAATTAATATCAGATAAACTAAAGCTAGGCGTATCTGCGTCTACAGGTATGTTAACGCCTCGGCCAGTTAAGCTAGGCAACTTTGTCTGTGGCCCGCCCGGAAAGTCAGGTAGGGCGTTCCAAAGAGATTCAGCAGCTTCTTTGATGGGCTGCAGTACGTAGTCATCTACGGCGTACCCTGCTTCTTGTATTACATCTACAATAGGTTGAATAACAGCTTGGTTAAACTCGCTTCCTGCCTCTTTAGCTTCTTTAAGTATATTTTCTATTTGATCTACAGTATTTTGGTCGTACTGAAGTATTACGTTTGCACTAGGCTCTAGTTCTACCCCCTGCTCTATGTCTTCGCTGGTTAGCTGGTTAAGTGCTTGCTCCGCTCTTTCTTCGTCAGTGGCTATATCTATATCGAAACCTTCTCCGCCCATTAGCTCAAAGTCAGGCAAAAAGTCAAAGAAATCCCCAAACTCAACCTCTGGAAACAAAGGGGAAGGATCCATAAAAGAAAAAGTACCGTCGTTTCTGGTGTATCCTAGACCGGCGCTCATAAGAGTTCCTGCGTCTAGTTCTCCGTTTAAACCGTCACGAAGAACAATTCTAGCCACTTCTTCTACAGCGTTAGGGTTTATTGTTGTTGTGCCTTCCTCAAAAAAGTTAGGTATGGTTGTTCCTATAGTTTCTTGTATAGTGTCTGTGATGTAGTCAGCACCTAAAGTTGCTGCAGCGCCAGCAACAATCCCTTGTAGGTCTCCTCCTTCTATTGCCCCAACAGCAACAGATTTAGCTATGTCAAGGGCTGTGTTGTAATCTGTATGAAGTAAATCTGCTAGATTATTTATCTGGTCGTCAAGAAAACCCAAAGGAACTGACTCAGCAAGGGCAGGATCCATGTACTGCAAAGCGTCAGCAACCTCTAGTATTCCTGCGGTAAGGCCCGCAGTAAGCATATCTGCTGGGTTTATTTCTCCTGTCAACAAAAGCTGACCAGCAGCGTTTCCTGCCATTGCTCCTGCTGCTGAAGAAACAGTCCCTGTTGTTAAACCTGTTGCTTGAGCAATAGAACTGGCTATAGAGCTTCCAGATGTTGCTGTAGGGGCTGCAACACCAGCAGCACCACCGGCTCCACCACCAGCAGCACCTCCAGCACCTGCCAGAGCACCTGAAACTACTTGCCCTACTCCATAAGACGCCATGCCTATCAAAATAGCTTTGGCTATGTCAGCACCTTGAGACCTGTCTTCTTTGTACGTTCTAACGTATCCTGATCCAGTCCAGTGAAACTTATCTCCCTTCTCATTAGTAATGGTTGGAGCAATGCCGTACTTAGCCATCAACGCTTGGTTTTGTTCAGACATTAACCACTGTTGGTACTGACTCTGCCTAGCGTTATAATTAGACTGTCTGAGGTCATCTCTGGCTGTATCTTGAGCAGGGCCACGAGAAAGGTCTTCTTCTTCTCTGCGTATTTGAGAGGGGGTTCTTTGATCTATGCCCTCTGCGTTCCACCAGTTCTGCTGCCCTAGCATTTCACTGGCTTCAGTCATGTATCCTAAGTAGTTCTCAAAAGAACCGAAAGTTTGCTGAAGAGTCGTACTACCTTGATACGTTTTTTTCAGGTCTTCAACAGTAGCGGTTCCCCCGTAGTTAGGAGCCGCGCTTTCGTCAACATCATAAGCACCCCAGATAGACTCAGCTTCTTGAGTATCGCTCTCGTTGTGTCTAATTACGTTGTAGGTGGTAGTCATTTAAATTACGGCCCTGTGATTTGAGGCAAAAAACTTGTTATTCCAGTCATAGGGTTGTACGGAGCCATAGGCTGTGTCTGAGGCCCATATATATAATTAAAGAGGCCAGTGTTTTGAGCGACAGAACCCGGCTGCATTACTTGAGGAACATTGTACATTCCAGCAAACGGATCGTAACCAACCCCTGAGCCGCCAGAAGGCAGGGGCGAATAAAAACCACCTCCTTGTCCTCCTCCAGAAAAAGAGTTTGCTAAAGAGTCTAATCCTAAAGCTCTCAAAAAATTAATAAAGTTTTGATTCAGTAAGTTTTCTTGTCCGGGAGGTGTTCCTCCCATGACCGGAGGTGTTTGTCCCATGATTGGAGGTGTTTGTGTTACTGGATTCTGTGATCTCCACGCATTCATCTCTGCCTGTGTTTCTGGTTTTCCGGCTTCTATCCAGTCGCTGTACCAGCGTTGCTGTTGCGGAGTAGCGTTACCGGCTTCTACTTGCTGAAGAATATAGTCTTTGTTTGTATTCCACTGGTTTTCTGTGTTTCCTCCCGGCCCTACTGTAGGCATAACAGAACTTGTCATTGGCTGGTCAAGCCCACCCATATTGTTGTCCATCTGCGTGACCGGCGGAGCAACACGATTGACTATGGGAACGGCTTGTCCCACAGGGGTGGTTGTTACAGGAACCCCTTGTTGCGGGGCTGTAAGCATTCCGCTACCGATGTTGCCAAAGTCTCTTTGCTTTGATAGAGCATCCAAAACTTTTCGAACATCTAGCTCAGTCGGCCCCGGCCCTAAAACTCCCTGTTGTCCAGTAAACTGATCTGTGCTTCCTTGCCACCAAGGTGCTAAACCCGGGCCATATCCTGTACCATAACTTGCCATTTTATTTCTCCCTTGCTACGCCTTTAGTTTTTTCGAACGAGCGCATAGCGCCTAATCCTAACATACCCATCAACACCGGCATCATCTCACTTAAATCCAAAGCGGGTAACGAAATATCCACGCCAGCAAGAGCACACCCGAAGTTCCCAAGAGGAACGCAGATAAAATTAAAGCCCATTCCTGTAGCACAAATCCACCCAACCGCTGGACGCCATCCAGAAACAAACATCGAAGACGATTTAGCTTCTTCTTTATTAACTTCAATCTGGGCTTTAGCCAGTTCTTGAGCGTGTCGCTCTGCCATCGTTGCAATTTCATGTGCTAACCTATCCCTCTCTACCGCATCTGGAATTAACTTATCCAGTAACGACGATATTGGCCCTATTAAAAGTTCTAACATTAGCCCCTCAAGAAGTAAACAATAGCTGACGCACCTGCTGAAATAACAACCCAGAAGATGCGCTCAACACCCGCTACGGTTTTACTGTTGTACGCTACTGTGTTTTTAACTTCATCTAGTTCTGTTTCAATAATATCTAACCTGTGCTCAAGACGATCAGCACGTTTGGTAGACGCATATATTTTTTCTTCTACACGAGCAATATTTGTTACCGCTTCAGAGAGTTTGTCCAACTTCTCTTCTATGCGCTCTAACCGCTGCAGATCCATTTCAGCAACCATATCCAAAACCAAGACCGTCTTCACAAGTCTGTTTTTCTACGCAGGCATCTAAGCTAAACCCTTCAGGCGCTGCTACGCCAGCCCAAGGCCAACACTGCTCACCGTCATCCGGCTCTTGAAACTGCCTGATTATTTCAGGAATGTAATCACGCTTAACATTAGGCAAAGCAGGAAACGTGTTAACACGGCTGTACAGGTTGCCTGAAGTTACATAGACTTTTTCTGAAGGCTTGAGCGTATACGTGCTGCCGTCGTCATAAATAATTACAGTGTCAGCAAACGCAAAACAACTGAAAAACAAGAAAGAAAATAAAACGTGTTTCATGTTTGTTCCTTATGGTATGTAGGTTATTGAGTCTGCTTTGATTCTAACAATGTAAACATCTGGCGTATCAACAGAAGCAGAATTTCCGCCGTCAGATTCATCATCATCAAGATAACGGTGACGTAACGGGCATCCCTGAGATAGCCACGTCTTAATCTCTGCGTCTGTCATTGCTCCAGTAATATCAGCGTTGTCTCTTGCCGTGCGTGTTGTTGCTGTCTGTGTAAACGTGTGTGTGTCAGTTCCGAGTTCTGCAACAGTTGCTCCTGTGTTATCTAGTGCGCGGTACTCTACAGACGTAGTTGCAATTACAATAGGGGGGTCAAGGATTGATCCGTCTTGGTTTTTGTATGTATTTAGTTTTGTTTCGATGCTTAAGTTACTGTAAGAAAGAATTGTTTTGCCCAGCCACGGCTCACCTGTATCAATGTAGCTGTACAAATTGTATGCGTTAACGCCGTAGTTACTAGAAGTAGATGCATTAGTCAAAGCAGAAGTAACGGCTGTGTCTTCGGTAGCAAGCGTTGAATCACCGTACCAGTTGTACTCTTGGCTGACGCTTGTAACCGTAGCCTCACTAGACGTACCGTTGAAGTCAGCCCACAGCGTGATCTCCCCAGACGCAGGAGCATTGCCTAAACCGTAATATTCGCTTAGGTTAATAGGGTTAGTGCCGCCAAACTCTGTTTGTACAGTAGACATAGCAAGTGGCTTAGATGTTGGTATTGCCATTACGGAGTTCCAAACGCAGTAACATCATCAAGAGCAATCGTCGCTCCAGCGGTTGTAATCTTAAATACATCTGTGCCGTTGTAGTTAAACACAAGGTCACTACCGTCTAACTTAATGTCCCAGTCACCTATGTTTACTGTGGTAGTAGTTAGGTCAGTAATAGTAGTAGCAGCTATCGTGCCACCTTCAACCTTGTCACCTGAGATTTGATTGTCTGCCAATGTCAGAGTCGCGCCTGATACATCAACAGTCCCAGTAAACGTAGGGCTAGCCAGCGGTGCTTTAGCGTCTAGTTGAGTCTGCACGTTAGACGTAACACCGTCCATGTAGTTAAGTTCTGCGCCTGTAGCAGTAATGGTAGTCGCACCTAGCGTAAAGGTAGTTACGTTAGCTGTCGTTATGTTTCCTGTTGTTATTGTTGCCGTAGGAATAGTTGCTGTCCCGGTAAACGTAGGGTTAGCGACAGGAGCAGCTAAAACAAACGCAGACTTAATAGCAGTAAACTCAGTCGTAAACTCAGAGCCTTTGATGATTTTGTTTGAGTCACCTGTAGGCAGTGAATCTTTAGCGCCAAAGTTTGTTGTAATCGTATATGTAATAGACATTAGTTAGTCCTTTGATCTGAATTTTGTTTATCCATTTTTCTTCTTTGCTTATAAGTCTTTTGCAACAATAAAAAGATTGTCAAGCTCAATTTCCGTTAAGCCCAAAGCAATGCCCATTGAAATCACCCATGATGATAAACGTTGTATTTCCGTAGCGTATTCCCACTCAAGAGTTACAACTGTCTTTTCTGGCTCATCCATAGCAGCTATAGCCGCATTGACACTAGCTAACAGGCCAGCGGCATTTAACGCAAGTCGTGCCTGACGGGGCGATACAATCATTTCCTCGCGCTTTTCTTCAGGCGTTAAATCTCTGCCCGTGTAGGTTTGCGTCCACACACCGTCTATTAATTCTATTGGGCCAAGCGTAACAATGTCAAAGTCTGGCCTAGCGCCTTCAACAAGAGGAAACACGTTATATTCCAACAAAATCTCGTTGGATGGATCAGAAGGAAAAGATACATTGGGGTTGTCAATTCGGAGTTGTTTAAGGCTGTACGCCGTAGGCACCCCTTGATCTACTTTAATAATCGCCATAATTTATTTCCTAGACCGGTTCTAAAACTAAGCCAATGTTTAAATACGCATCGTTACTACTCCATCGCACTGAAAAAGGGTCTTCTGTGCCTGACGATAAATCCAATCTATAAAAAATTGCACCTGAACCTCCTGTTTGACCATCACTTGTTGCCAAGGTGTAATTTTGTGGGGTTACAGTAACTATTGAATTGTCATCGTCTAGCATTGCAAGGTAAATCGCCGCACTGCCGTCGGTACTTATTGTTAAGTCAGGCAAAGCAGCAAGACTTGATATTGTGGTTCCACTGGCCTCACTTGTAATACTAGCCCATTGTGCATTTCTAAAGGCTATTGCCCCAAGAAAGTCTACGGTTGCGTTTAAAGCAAAAGAAGTATCAGGAGTTGCCCCCATTTCTTTATAACAAACAGTGTATGATATGCTGTTAGTCCTATCTCTGGTTGGGAAATTACTGTTAACTCCTGTCCAGCCAGAGCTAGAAAAAGAATAGCTCCCAACAGTTGTTGATGTCACAGCCACAACCAAGTCGCCTTGCTGTAAGCCTAAACCACTAAGCGACAAACTAGATGCGCCATTATTAGAGGTTGCTCCAACAAATTCAATTTCGGCACCAGCATTACTTGCGGCCCGAAGCATCGCGCTTCTTAACATTAAGCAGCACCCACAAATGCACCGTATAAAGTGCCACCCTGTTGCCATAACTCAATAATGTTATAGCCTGTTGTTTCTAATGTTGGAGCAGAACCGCCGACCCAAGATATAGTGGGCCAAGTAATCGTATACCCAGAACCATCATCAATCATAAGAGTAATAAAATTACCGTTGTCAAAAGATTCCGTAAACGTAGTATTTGCAGTTAAAGTCTTAAATTGAATGGAGCCGTTATCAGGATTCAGGACTGTACCAGTAAGCTCATATTGCTGTTCTCTTAATCCCGCATGAAATCTAACTGCGTTGGCTGAGCTTATTGTAATAGAGCTTGCTGTGCCAGAATCACTAATTGAAGGAAAGACGCCGTTTCCAGCAATTTCTTTAACCGTCCCGCCGTCATTTATGTAAAGTTTTTGGGCAGAAGTATCTACAGCTACCTCCCCACTCACAATGTTACTTGTGGTGGGGGTAGTAGTTCCGCGCTTTAACTTTATGGTTTGTGCCATAGTTTAGTAAGTTCCGCCGTCAATGGTTGCAACTTCTAAATCAAACGAAATAGCGCCAGTAGAGCCAGTGCCAACGCCTGAAATACTGCCGTCAGTTGACGAGATTTGTACAGAGGTTATGTCGCCAACATTAGTGGTGTAGCCTTTGCTAAGAATGCGATCTTCAATTGCCGCCGCCGTCATCAAAGCAGTATCAATATCACTAAAGCCTTCGCCAGAAGTTTGAACCGCCGCACCTGCAAGTTGAGATACAGTAATTCCGCTCAACGTGCCGCCTAGCGTCAAACTGCCGGAGCTTGTTACCGTTCCTGACAGGCTAATGCCATTGACTGTACCAGTGCCACTAACGCTTGTTACCGTTCCCGCGTTGTTCGTGTACTCTGTACTAAGCGGAATGTTGTAGTAGTTGGTTCCGTTGTTGGTAAACTCCCAGCGATCACTGCTTTCATTCCAGCGAACAAGTACGTTTGCACTGGTGCCCCGCTCAATCTCAATACCGGCGTTTTCTGTTGGCGTTCCCGTGACGTTGTTGTTTAAAACAACGATGTTGTCGTCAACAGTAAGGGTTTCAGAATTAACCGTTGTGGTTGTGCCGCTAACTGTTAAGTCGCCGGTAACAACCAAATCGCCTGAAGTTGTGATGGTTACATCTGTAGCATCACCAATTGTAGTGTTACTGCTTATTTCACCAAGGCGAGTCTGCAAGTTAGCAACGCTGACATCATTGTCAGTGACAGAAATTGTAGTCCACGAAAAAGTGCCATCTCCATCAGAGACAAGCGCCTGCCCTGAAGTGCCGTTTCCTGACACATTAAGCTCTGCGGCACCTACTGAATTATCAGTAATCTCAGATGCGCCCACAGCACTAAGAGTTGCAAGCGCCCCAAGGCCAAGGTTTGAGCGAGCGCCTGACGCTGTTGATGAGCCTGTTCCACCATCGGCAATAGGCAAATCGCCTGTGACGTCTGTTGTCAGGTTGATTTGATTACGGGTAATGGTTTGACCGCTGATAGTAATGTAATCAGGAGTTCCGGCTAGAGTGACATCAGTAGAGTTATCCGTTCCAGCGGCATCAACACCCAAGTTAGTACGAGCGGCCTCCGCAGTGGAAGCTCCCGTACCGCCCTCAGCAATAGGAAGGTCGCCAGTTACATCAGTCGTTAGATTGATTAAGTTTCGCGTGATGGTCTGGCCACTAATCGTAATGTAGTCGGGAGTACCAGCTAGAGTGACATTTGTAGAATTGTCAGTTCCCGCCGCATCAATATCAACGCCAACCTCAAGATTCAATAACTGCTGAATCTCTGTGGCCGTCACGCCAGTCGCTAAAACTGGTGAGCCAGCGTTATTTTTAATTGCTCCACCTACCGCGATAGGCGTATTTGCCGCCGCAGGGTCTCCTACGTAAAGCGTGTCAGAGCCTTTTGAGTAGGCTAGCTCGCCTTGTGCTAAAGTTGCTGGCGCAGACGATCCGGTACTGCGCTTGATTTTAATTGTCTGGGCCATTAGTAGGCACCTCCGTCTAGTGTGTCAGAATCATCTGTTCCCGTAGATAAGGGAACCCAATTATATACCCCAACAGAAACTTCTCTGTAAAAATACAAGGTTTCAGTATCTGTCTCATACCACATATCACCTTCGCGGTAAATATGCCCTGATGGTTGTGCAGCTTGTCTATAAAATGTCTGTCGATTTGCTTCTAAGATTAGTGGCTCGTAACGAAGGTCGCCATCGTCTTGAGTGAGATAGCCTCCCTCACTAAGAATAGACGCGGCGGATGCAGCAGCAGCGGCTGCACTGTCAGCAGCTTCGTCGGCTTTTGTGGACGCAGTTATAGCGGCTTGCGTAATATCAGATGCGTAAACATTTTGATTGGATTCGCCTGAGCCACCAGCGCCTCTGTAAATTGGCATCAACTGCTCCTACAAAAACAAAAAAGAAAAGGGGCTACTAAGAAAACCGTTCGCCCCAGACTTACTTTATAGCTTACTCGTCACAGATAGCGAGTACGAAACCTGCTTCTGGTCGATACACTTCAACACCGTAGAGGGTGTCAGCAGTGTACAGAGTAGACAGGTACTCTTGCTTGTACTGAGTCTGTGAGCGTACAGCCATTTGCTCTGCGTGAACAACAGCATCCTTGTGGAAGAACAAACAACCACGAGTATCGGCAGTTGAAGCAGTGTTTTGAGCAGCTACTTCAATGACAGGACAGTTAGAAGAAACGTATACGTCTACGCCGTAGAGGTTTCCAATCAGTCCTGACTCAACGCCACGACCACCTACAAAGTCCGAAGACACGTAACGGTCGATGCCCATGATCGTTGAACGAGCCGCAGGAGGAACGATAAGAGCACGATTCTCCATAGGTACGTCAGCGTCATCCATTTCCTTGATTAGCTGTCGGAAAGCAAGATCAGTGAAGTTATCACCAGACGTTACCGTGTCAACAGCATAAGCGGCGATGCCAAGAGCAGCATTGCTGTAGTAGGTGTTAGAAGCAACCCAATCAGCACCGGTGTTTGCAGGAGCAAACGTCTTAGTTCCGTTACCGAAACCAGTAGCAGCGTTCATCAGGTCAGTGTCAACCTTTAGGGCCAACTGATAACCAGCGTCTTCAGTGTAGAACTGACGCAAGCTGTTCAGTGCCTGAGTCTCAACGATGTCCTCAATAAAACGTGAGTATTCGAAGTGACGATCAACAGCGATCTGAA